GACACTATTTTTAGTTTACAGCAACAGTGGAAACCAAGAGTAGTGGCTATTGAAGCAAATTCAGCACAGAGAATACTTCCTTCATGGATGAAAGAGAAACAGAGACAGTCAGGTATCTTTTTTAGAATAACAGAAATAAAGACAGGTCCTATTAAATCAAAGATAGATAGGATTAAAAGATTAGTTCCTTATTTTAAAGAAGGTAGGATTGCAATACCAGCAGAGTTTGAAGACTTACATGAAGAGCTGGCTGGATTCCCTAGAAGCAATGTAGACGATTTAATTGATGCACTGGCTTTCATAGAAGATGTTAGAAAGCCTTTTATATTTAGAAAGAAAAAAATAGAAGACAAGTACAAACCTTTGTGTGAGAGAACAGGAATATAATGGACCTACTAGGACCAATTCATAAATATGGCTCGGACTATTGGCTTATGAAGTATGCTAAGAAATGGGGTCTTGACATAGACTTAGACGACAGAACACAACCAAGTGAGGTAAATAATGGCGAAGAAGAAAAAGAAAAAGACGAATAAGAAAGCAGACATGTCGGAGAGAGTTAAGGAAGTACACTCTGTATCAGACGCTATAGAACTTCCAGTAGAAGATAACAAGGCTAAAGATTTAGAATTAATAAACTTAATCTTGCAGAAAGTAGATAGAGCTGATGTATGGTTTGTAAGTAACAAACAAGAAGAATTTGAATATGCACAAGACGCATCCATATCTCATTTAAAAGATGAGGCTGGCTGGGCAACTAGGTCTCATGTATTTGATTCCTCTACAGAGAAAGCATGTCGTTCCTTAATATCTAAATATGTTATTGCTATTGCAGAGTATCTAGTTGGTTTATCTCTTTCAGGTATAGGCGTAGGAGATATTAAGAAAGCTAAAGTCTTAAAGAAATTATTGTTCACTACAATGCAGAAGATGCCTAATTTCTTTGAGAACATGTTGACATTTATTAGACAGGTAGTTCTTTATGGGACTGGTGCAGGTAAGGTTACTTATCATCAGTTATTCAGAAACGTCAAACATAGAATACTAAACCCTGCAACTAATGAGTTTGAAGTACAGACTAAAACTATTAAGATTTATGATGGTCCATACTTCTTCCCAATCAATGTTACCAATAACTTTAGAATAGACCCAGACGCAACTAAGATAGATGGCTTTGATAAATTCCATAGAGCATGGAAGACAGTAAGAGAATTAAAATCTCTACAAGCACAAGGCATCTACAAGAACATTGAAAACATAACAGTAGACCCAGCAGATGTACAACCATCAATGGCTCCTGATACAAGAACACCTAGAAATTATGAATCATTAAATAGTTCACCAACAAGACAACCAGCAATGGAAGATGATGTTGTAGAAGTCCTTGAGTATTGGCGAGCAGATGATTCAAGAGTAATCACTATAATCAATAGAGAAATCATAGCCCAAGACCAAGAAAATCCATTCTTTCACGGAAGACACCCTTTTGTGTCAGCAATATTTGAAAAGATCGATTTTCAGTTCTATGGGAGAGGGGCACCTGCCAAAGCTAGAACAGAGCAGGATATGACCAACTCACTAACTAATCTATTGTTCGATGGCTTAAATGCAACGGTTAATCCTATGTACAAAGCTATTGAAGGTGAATTTGAAGGAGACTTCTTAACATTCAGACCTAATGGTGTTGTTCATGTTCCATCACAAGATACTATCCAACCTTTTGACAGGTCCACACCTGACTTACAGGTAACTAACTGGATATTCAAGTTACAGAAAGATATTGAAGAAAAGACTGGGGCCACTAGAGAGACCACAGGAATCGGTACCACTAAAGGTGCTACTACAGCTACTGAGTTTAGAGGACAGTTCATGCTAGGAAATGAACTACACACTTTAAACATTCAGATGCTAACAGAGATTGGCTTTGTAGAAGTTCTACGCAGAATGTATTGGACTATTCTTCAATCAATGTCTAGTAAGATGCAAGTTAAGATTACAGAAGAAGAGACAGTAGAGGTCAGCCCAGAAGACCTTCCACTGGATTTAGATTTCGAATTAAACTTTGGCAACACACAACAGTCTAAAGAAGAGATAAAACAAAACTTAGTCTTCATGTTTCAGACAGTTGGACCAGCTCTAGTTAATTTAGGCGTATCTAAAAAAGTATTACTTAGGATAGTGGCTAAATTATTAGAATCAATGGGTCAAAAGCCAGAAGAGTTTGGTTTAACAGAACAGATGATAGAAGAGGAAAATCAGGTAGGACCAGAGGGAGAAGGGGCACAGGCAGGGGCACAGTCTCCTAACGCCAACGTGGGCACGCCAGGGGCCTCACAGGCTCAAGCAGGGACTAACACTACTGGAGCACCTATAACCCCATGAACCAAGAACAAAGGGATACTTTAACAAGAGAGTATGCTTTGGTAACAGCCTATAAGGAATTACATTCCACAATAGGTTGGGTAGACATGGTTAAGTTCCTAGAGGTTAAGTATAACAAGTGCATAAAGGAAGCGACAGACCTTAGAGCAAAAGATGAGAACAAGTTGAAGAAACTGACTATGGCTGGTGTATATAGAGAAATATTAGATAGACCAGGCATAATATTGAAACGAGAAGAAAGAATTGTAAACGAATTGAAAGCTTGAAGGGTATTACCCAATCGCAAGCAAAGCAAAGGTGATAAATTAAAATGAATGAGATAACCGACGATACCAAGGTTCAGGAAGCAGAGGCATCTACCTCTACACCTTCCGAAGAAAATCTTGCCGAAGGGAATCAACCAACACAGGTCGACCCTCCTTCTCCCGAAGAAGGCCAAAAGCTAATATTTGGAAAGTATAAGAACATGGATGAGGCTGAAAAGGCTTTTAAAAGTCTTGAGCATAACTTCCATGAAAAAAAGACACCTGAAAAGGCAGAGGAAGAAGTTGACATCAGCTCCCTATTGGGAACACCTGATGCACCTTCGAAAGACCCTCTATACCCTTATGGTGCTACTTATGTTGATCCAAATGTGCAAAGGCTAGAAAATGTAGAGAATAAATTAAAACTACGTGATATAGCTGATACTTGGAAAGAAGTTTCAAAGCAACCTAGATTTAAGGACTACGAGCAAGAGATAGTGTCTGAGATAAAAGCAGACCCTATTCTTATGGCTGGCTTAAAGATGGGACAAGCAGGTGTTATTAAACGAGCTTATGACTCTGTTAGAGCTAGAAACATCGACCAAGAAATAGCTGAGGCAACAACAAGGACACAGAAGGAATTAGAAAGTATAAACGCAACGAAACCTACGGTACTAGGCGAGGGATCAACAACTCCTCCACCAGTGGCAACGCCCGCATTAAAAGATAAAATGAAGGCGGCAGCAGATGCTAATGATTGGGATGCAGTTATGTTAGATCCACGTTTCGCACCAAAAGGTTTATTAAAATAGGAATAAATTATTATGGCAACTTTTAAAACGTCCGCTCAAGCTGGTAATAGAGAGATCCTTTTAGATCTCGTAACTTACATCAGCAGAGAGACCACTCCATTCTTATCTTCTTTAAAGAAGAAAAAGACTAGTGGTACATATACGGAATGGATGACCCAAGCCCTTCCGACTCCTACAGGCGATATTGCTAACGAAGGTGCAGCTTGGTCTGCAGGCACTGTTACTGCTCGTGTACGCACAGGTAACTATGCTCAAATTCTTCGTAAATGTTATACCATATCAAGAACACAAGATAAGGTAGACAAAGCAGGCGTCGGTAGTGAGGTCGCAGAGCAACGCAAGCTAGCTTTTAAGGATCACGCAAGAGACATCGAATATGCACTCTTAAATGGTACTGGGCTTTCAGGCACCTCTCGCAGACTTAAAGGTATCAGATCATGGATTTCTACCGCAACCACTGGCTCCGCAACTGGAACACAGACTCTTGACGAGGATATGTTCATTGACAACTTGCAAGCTATTTGGGACAACAACGGTAGACCAACTGACACTTATGTTAATGCTTTCCAAAAGAGAAAGATTAACAGTTTTGCAGGTAGTGAAGGTTCAACCGCAACTGTAAACGTAAACGTAGATCAGGCATCAAAAACCTTGACCTCTATGGTTTCTTTTTACGTCTCAGATTTCGGTGTTCTCAAGATTCACTTGCATGACTTAGCCACAACTACTGAAGTGTTAAATCTTCAGCAAGATATGTGGGAAGTAGCATTCTTCGATGGTCCAAACGAAGGTGAAGTTCTTCCAGGTGCTGTTGATGGTACGTCTTTCGGTATTGTATCCGAACTGACTCTTATCAGCAAGAACCAACTGTTTTCTGCAAAGATTACAGAATTAGCAACTAGCTAATTAACGAGGGGCCCGTAAAAAAGGCCCCTCTAACTTATGAATATAGTACAAGAAGTAATAGAAAAAGACCCAGAATATAAAAGAATGAAGTTAGCTAAAAACTACTTAGCAATGGAGTATATGCTGGCTTGGTATCAAAGACAATGGGATAAAGCAAAGCTCTATTACAAGAAGCACAGAGATGACATTAGGAAGATGAATGAAGCTGGACAGCCAAAGAACATTAGGAATGTGGCTGAGGTACCAGCGATATTCTTAGTATTCTATGCCCATAAGTTAGGGAAAGAGATTTCAGAACTATCACAGAAAGAGTTAATCAGATTTATGAAGGATAACACTTGGTGTTTGACCAGCAAAATATAGTAGATTTAAGTAAGACAATACCTGTTAGTTTTGTAACAGCTACCACAAAGGATGCTAGTGCACTGACACGAAGCATTAAAGATTTATGTGGCGAGCATGCAGATATTATAGTTATCAAGAACCCTGACAATTTATCAGAAGCCTATGACGAAGGATGGAAGAAAGCTAGACATGACATTGTTGTGTTTGTGCATGATGATGTTCAGTTAAGGTTTCCTAAGAATTGGTACCCAGAGCTAAAGAAGTTAATAGATGATAAGTCTACAGGATTTCTAGGAGTGGCTGGGACAAGAGGGCTACTTACAACAGGTAAGTGGTTTGAGTTCTTAGGTAATCCGACACATGAGCATCTGTTAGGAAGTGTGACTCACGGTTCAGTAGTTGATGGAAAGTATGAAGAACATACTAATGTTTATGGAGACTTTGGTGACGCAGTAGTTTTAGACGGTTGCCTGCTAATAACCACTAAGAGAGTTCTTGAAGACATAGGTGGTTTCAGTAAAGAGATATTTGGAAAGTTTCATTTCTATGATGTAGCCACAACGCTAAGAGCACACATGGCTGGGTATAGAAACTTTGTAATAAACTTACCAATAGTTCATATGAGTGGTGGTAACTTCTCAGATGATTGGGCAGAGGCTAGAGACAAGTTTGTAGAGAAGTATAGAAAAGACTTACCACAAGTTGTTGATTCTCTAGGCTCACAGTTACCAGCAGACAAGTTAAGATTATTCTCATTTAGAATAGGAATGGATGGGTGTTCTTACTATAGAATAAAGATACCTTTTGACAAGATAAAGAAGATGAAGTTGGCTGAAGTTATGTACCAAGATGCTTTATCAAGACTAAAGATAGATGATAGTAACGCTACTGAGATTATACAAGGGTCTGACATTATCTTCTTAAGAGGTGGGCATACAGGTGGGATGAAGAGAACACAGTTAAACTTTGATTGTAGAAACAAGAAGTTTATTTACGACACTGATGACAATGATTTTGAGATGAGCCCTTACAACGATGCTTATGGAGCTTTCACAGTGGAAGACTTCTGGCATGACCTACCAGACGGTGGGAAGACACCTGTTTGGATTGACAAAGATGACCCTAAAGCAGAAGATATAGGAAAGAAATGGCCAGGGGTTAGATTTTATAATCAAGCAGAAAATAAGATTAGAAAAGAAGACACAATTTGGACATTGCAGAACGTAGATGCGGTAACAGTAACTACAGAGTATCTTGCTAATGTATATAGAAAGTATGCTAAGAAAGTATATGTATTACCAAATGCAATAGACTTTGATTTGTGGCCAAGAGTTCCTTTAAATAAGGATAACAAAGAGATTAGAATAGGATGGGCAGGTGGGGCTTCTCACTTTGCAGACCTTCAATTATTGAGGGCACCTATCACTAAGTTATTAAAGAAGAATAAGAATTGCAAGTTTGTAGTATTTGGTTCTGGCTTAGGTGGATGGATAAATGACTTACCACAGAACCAAGTAGAGAGAGTTCCTTGGGTAGCATCAAACGCTTATTCATACAGGAAGATATGTTTAAACTTAGACATAGCTTTAGCCCCATTGAGAGGGGTAGAGTTTGATAGAGGTAAGAGTCCAATTAAGTATTTAGAAGCAGCAGCAATGGGAGTGCCCATGCTGGCTAGTAATGTTACTCCTTACAGAGAGACGATAGAAGATGGAGTAACTGGCTACTTGTTTAATACTAAAGGTGAGTTTTTAGATAAGATAGAAAAGCTTATATCTAGTGCTAAGCATAGAAAGGAAATTGGTGAGGCAGCTTATCAATATTGTTACAAGAATTATAATGCAGAGAAGATTGCTCCAAAGTATGTAGAAGTCTGCAAGGAGCTATTGAGGAGATAAAATGGGAATAAGTTTAGGAGATATAAAGACAGCAGTTATAAATAGAGGGATTAGTGACTCATATAGAACGATTATGAACGAGTGGGTTAATGATGTTTATGACCTTATGTGGAACTATTACGATTGGGAATTAAAGCAGGAGCAGAGAACAGACTTTGCTGTCACAGCAGGGACATCTGAATATTTAATAACTACAATAGCTTCTGATGTGGCTTATATTCCATACATGCAAGACACAACTAATAACATAAGACTAGAAGAAACAACTTTAGATTATATTATAAAGTTAGATGCAGATTTTTCACAAGCAGGTGTTTCGACTCACTTTTGTTATGTAGACAATAAGACAAAGGTAAGACTATGGCCAGAACCATCAGCCACAGTAACTATGAAGGTTCCATATTATCTAACAAAGACTGACTTATCATCAGATTCAGATGAGCCATTATTTTTAGAGAGAAATAGGAGGGTAATAACTGATGGAGTGTATGCGAGGGGATTGGAGTTTGACAATGATGTTCGGGCAGAAAGAGCATATAACAAATTCATCAATGGAGACCCCAATTGGACAAGAAGAAAGAAAGTAGTAGGTGGCTTAAAGGGGATGGTATTAGAGGAACAAAGACAAAGGAATAAGAATTTTAGTGCGAAAGTAATGGACCCTGAAACAGGGCAAACAATATAAGGAGGAAACAGGATGCCAAAGTATAGTAGTAATTATGATGAAAAGAGATCGTTAGGGGCAAGTCTAGGAGCGTTTAATGCTGCTGACTACTCAACCCAGACAGAGTTAATCCCAGGAGCAACGGGAAAGAGGATTGTAGTATTTAGTTTTGATGTAAACACGGACACTGCCAACACAGTTAAGTTTGTTTATGGGACAGGAGCTTCGGAGCTTACTAAAGAATATTATCTATCAGCGAAAGGTGGAATAGTTAGAGATAACTTGAGATGGGTATTGCCAGTTGGAGAAGGTTTAGATGTTGTAGCTACAGCTACAGGTAACATATCACTTCACATAGAATCAGTCACAGTTAATGGAGCAGTGGCCTAAATGGTTAATTCCCAGGCAGTAGGTAAAGTATTTAACTTTGCTAAAGGATTAAACTCCGATAGCAATGCCACTGTCATTGATGAGAATGAAACAACTGTTTGCCAAGATATAGAATTATCTAATCCAAATCAATTCTCTAAGAGAAAGGGTTTGGCTGATGTTAAAGCATATGTTTGGTCACCAACAGGAAATACAGCTCAAGGGTTGTTTCGTTACAGATTAACAGATGGGACGGAGTATGCAGTTACAAACAGAAGTGATGGAAAATTTTACAAGATGGATTCTCTTGATGGCACTTGGGATGATAGAACACCAACAGGAGTTACTTATTCTACTACGGCTACTGCTAGGTGGGAGTATGCAGTTCTTAACGACCTATTGGTAGGAGTAGAAGGAACTAACCAGATACAATGGGATGGGTCTACAGAGACTAATGAGACAGCCACATTATCTGGAGCTTCTGGAAGTCCACCAGCAGGTGCAATAGATGTTGAGGAATGGCTTGATAAGTTATGGATGATAACCAATGCCAACACCTTTATTTATTGGTCTAAAGCAAAGAATCCTTTATTATGGGAAACAGTTAATGACAATACACCTATAGGATATGCTGATGGCAGTTTACCTAAGTGTGTTAAGAAGTCAGGAAACTATCTTTACGTATGGAGTTATCCTACTGGATTATATCGAGTAATACCAGCACAAGATGATTCCATAGTAGCTAGGGTAGTTCGTATATCAGAAACAGGGGCACCTTGCCCTAAAGCAGTAACACACACGCCCTATGGCTTTGTTTGGTACTCTGGAGAGTCAGTATGGCTATGGGATGAGAACGGAGCAGCACAAGACATAGGAGAACCTATAAGAGACGAGTTAAATTCAATAACAGCAGGCAAAAAAGATGAAGTAGTTGTTACTTACAACCCACAGAAGAATCAAGTATGGGTAGCAGTGCCTTATGGCTCTGGAACAACCGCTAATAATAGAGTATTTGTAGCCACACTTAAAGGTGGAGTTAGATGGGCTAA